AGCTATCCATGACATCGTGGGTCGTGTCTCAAGACCAACAGCTTTTGTATCCGGTGACGGATATGTTGGTTATTATGAAGAAGCTCCTAGCGCTTCAGGCGACATAGTTACGGCTTTTGTAAACGTAAGAGATATAATCCGATAAAGGGAGATTAATCATGCCATCAAGAAGTAATGTACATATAGATGCAGCTTTGACAAATCTTGCTATTAAATATCGAAATTTCGCTTTCGTTGCAGACCGTGTACTACCTGTCGTTTCGGTTGTTAAGGAAAGTGATAAATATTTCATCTTCGGTCGTGAAGAGATGAAGGAAGTTGACACTCATAGAGCTGTCGGCGCACCTTCAAATGAGATCGATTGGGATGTCTCAAACGCATCATATTCTTGTGAAGAATATTCATTGCGTAAACTAGTTGCAGATAGAATCGTTCGTAATTCAGATTCTCCAATCCGCCCAAGAATGACAACTCAAGAGAAACTCTTGAAATGGATTCTTTTAGGATATGAGAAGCGAGTTAAAGATTTAGTTACGGGAGGCAGCTTAACAAATGCTGTTCCTACGATTAAATGGGACGCTACTAATGCCACTATTGAGGACGATATTGACACAGCAAAATTAAGCATTAGAAATAGTGCAGGCGTAGAACCAAACATCTTAGTTCTTAACGATGAGGTTAAAGATGCCATCAAAAAGGATTCAACAATTCGAAATCTTATTCGCTATACTATTACAGGTAGCGGTGGACAAGAGTTATTGGTTAACGGCGAATTGCCACCTGTAATTTTTGGATTGAAAACCATTCTAGCAATGGCTCGAGAAGATACAGCTAAAACAGGACAGACAGCAAGTCGTTCAGCTATCTGGCCAGATGACGTTTTAGTTTCCTACTCAGAACCTAATGCATCTATCGATGCCCTATCTTTAGGATATACTTTCCGTGTAAACGGTGGTATCAAGACTAAAGCTTGGCGCGATAATGCACGTGATGGTGAAATGATTCAACCTAGCATTATTCAAGACGAGAAACTTGTCGCTACTGGCGCAGGCTATCTTATTGATAGTGTCTTAACGTAATCAATATAATGGGCGAGGGGACTAAACCTCCTCTCGCTCAATTCTAAGGAGGATTTATGGGTAATGATATGACCGGACAATGGTCGAGAGAAACAAAGAAACAATATAGTAAAGTAAGTCAAGGAAACAAAGAGACTTATCGAAAAGAGAAGATGGCAAAAGAGTTAGGTTCAAAGGGATTCAATCATGCGGCGGTTGCCGGCATGATGGGAATTACCGAAAGCTCCGCTAAGAGTATGATGAAAAAAGGCGGAAGTATAAAGACGGACGGGAGGCTTTAAATGCAAAAGAAAACTTATATATGTCAAGAATGCGGAAGAGAATTTGATGCGATGCCTTTTCCAAACCCTTGCGCATGTGGAAATATATGTGAAGAGTTCTTTAGAGAGAAAGATAACTTTGACAGAATGGATGAAGCCGAAGGAATACCTTTAGCTGGAGTCAAGATAGCTCCTGAAACAATTAAAGAACAAAAGAAAGAAAAGCTAGTTAAAGAAGTTGCTGAACAGATTAAATTACAAGACGAAGCACCTGAGATTATTACTCAGCCAATAGAAGTTAAAGAAGAAGTTAAAAAAGAAGAAGATTTAGATTTTAAAAACATGACTCGTTTAGATTTAGTTAATGCTTTAGATAAAGCAGGTGTTAAATATGGTACAAGCGATAACAAAACAAAATTGCTTAAGCTATGTAATAAGAAACTTAAGAAAAAGAAGATACTTTGGTAGGAGAATAATATGAGCGTTTATTATGGAAATTCCGGAGATGTACGTAGCGACTTAAATGGTGGGTTACCAACAAGTCATGCAAACTATCAAGGTGAAGCTCAGATAGGCGGAGACTTAATAGAGCGTGGACGAAGGTATTCATATTCTGTTATAAACGGAAAGCTTAAAGATAAGTATGGCTCTGCTGTTCCATGGGGAGCAGGTTCCGAACCAGCTTTAATATATGAGATATCAAATAAGCTAACTCAATGCTTCGTTATCAATGCTAAGAACTTAGGCAATGAGCCTTTAGATAAAGCTAAAAGAGAAGACTTATGCGATACACCAAGAAAGCTATTAGATGATATTGCAGACGGTGGTATTGAGCTACCTGAATCAGATAATCCTTTAGGCGCAAAAGTTTATCACAATAAGTCCGGATATACTCCAATATTTGATATTGACCCAACATTGAATGCTGAACCAGATTCTGATTTACTAGACGAGATAGAAAATGATAGAAGTTGAGTTCGATAGCAATGCAAAAGAATTATCGGTATTCATGAAGAGTGCCAACAACAAGCTAAACGTTATGACTGTTCCGCTTAAGAAGACTGGTGTCTATATGTTGGGAAGTATTGACAAGAACTTTAGATATGAAGGTCGTCCTAACAAATGGGAGTCATTAAAACCCGCTACACTAAAAGCTAGACGAGGCGGAGGTGGTGGAAAGATACTACAAGACACTGGTAGATTAAAACAAAGCTTGACAATAAAAGAGATGCCTCTCTCTGTATCAATAGGAACAAATGTTAAGTACGGAAAGTTCCATCAATTTGGATCGCCAAGGAAAGACATACCTAAAAGAAAGTTTCTAATGTTCCAAGAGTCAGATAAGAAAGTTATTAATAGGATATTCAAAGACCATGTTAAAGATTCATTTAATAAAGCAGTAATGTTTAAAGGATAATATGAATACACTTATTACTAAAATTAAAACATATTTAGAAGGCAAAAGAACAGACGGAACCATTAATGTTCCAGAGCAAGCTATCCAAAAGGTTGCTCCTAATTCTATTCCACCTTTAAGAAATGACCAGATGCCGTTTATAGGCATTGCTCCAATCTCATCAAACGAATCATGGATAACAACAGGTAAAAGAAATGTTGTTCATATGGTCGATTTATATTGTGCTATAAAATATACCGTTCAAGAAGACGAAGTCACAAAGATGCTTGAGTTGGTTGAAGATATAGAAGATGTAGTACGAAATCAGAAGTTCGATGATTATCTGAGCGCTCCTGCTCAATTAAGCGTTCCTAATTACGTTACAACTCCATACGGAGATAATATATATTTAATAATAGCGACGGTCAGCGTCGAATGCCGGAGAGTTTTTATAAGCTCTTGACAATGGCAAAAGGAGGAATAGATGAAAATAATTTGCATGACGGATTCACCAAACATCAAGACCGGAATGGCTAGAGTGGGTCGAGAGATTGCTTTAGGGTTATGTGAAGCTGGACATGAAGTAGTTTACATCGGATGGTATAGAGACGCACCAGATACACAGAAGTGGCCATTCAAATTAATCCCGAGCGAGAACAAGCATTACGGAGAAGATGTCTTTGATAGAACTATCGTAGCAGAGAGACCAGATTATGTTTTAACTATTGGCGATCCTTGGATGTATAGTTATATCGCTGATAAGCGCAAGTGTAGAACCAGAGATTTATTTCAATGGATTGGATATGTTGCTGTTGATGGTCATACTGTTAATGGGACGTTGCCTGTTTTCTGGGATAAAGTTATTAATGATATGGATAGGGTTGTTGCTTATACTAACTATGGAAAGAATGTATTGTTAAAATCATTTCCTAATATAGTAGATAGATTAAGTATGATTTATCATGGCGTTAAGACAGATACTTATTATCCTTTACCGGAACAATCAATAGAAAAGGTTAGAGAACAATTTATAGTAAAAGATAAATTTGTATTCTTAATTGTAGCTAGGAATCAAGGAAGAAAGAATTGGTCAGAAGTATTTAAGGCATGGAAGATCATCCAGGATGATAACTTATGTCCTAATGCGGTATTGTGGCCGCATACTTATTTCTACGATCGTTCTGGTTATAATATGGATGATATGATTGATACGTTTGGACTTGATAAAACAAAAAGTATTGTGTTCTTTGATACGATAGCAAGAAGTGAAAATCCGATGTCAATGGTACCGGATAAAGTGTTAAACCAATTATACAATGCTTCCGATTGTCTTATTTCATTAGGTGGAGAAGGTTTCGGATTACCTATTATCGAGAACATGGCTTGTAGAAAACCAAGCATATTGATAGACCACTCTGCACCGGCTGAACTCGGAGCAAATGGAAGAGCGCTATTAGTAAAAGTAAAAAACTATGCAACTGGATTATATTTAACAGAAAGACCGATGCCAGATGTTGATGATATAGTAGATAAGTGTGTTACGATTTATAAAGACGCAGAGCTAAGACGAGATATGTCAAAGAAGGCGTATGAGTTTGCTACACAATACGATTGGAAAGATATAGGCATTCAATGGGATGAGTATTTTAAAGACTTAACTTATCCTACTAAAAAACCTTTAATCTTAGCGGAGGTGTCATAATGAATAACTTAATTTGGCATGGTCCGTTCTGCGGGCAATCAGGTTATGAAGTAATCACAAGAGAGCTCTTGTTGGCATTAGATAAGATTGGAGTTAAGATAAAGCTTCAACCAGCGTCGGGATGGAACAGAGAAATGATTCAATTACCTGTTGATGTTCAAAGTAGATTTAAGAGAATGATTCATAATAAAGTTCCAGAAGGAACGCCTTGTGTAATGCATCAAAAAGGACAAGAAGCTATATTGAAATTGATTACACCTGAAACTAAAAAGTATTGTTATACGTTATTTGAAACTAATAAGCTCCCTAAACCTTGGATAGATGATCTTAAAGGGATGGATAAAGTATTTACATTTAGTAATTTTAATAAGAATTGCTGGACAGAATTAGATAACGTTCATGTATTGCCTTATGGAGTCTCTAAAGAGTTTAAAGAAGACATGTCAGCAGCAAACATCCTAAATAAGAAAGGATATACATTCCTTTGCAACGGAGACTTTGTTGAAAGAAAGAACTTCGAAGGGCTTATGAAAGCCTACGTAGAAGAGTTCGATTCAAGCGATGATGTTACGTTAATATTAAAAACTCATTTTGGAGGGTTTACGAAACGTAATCAGGAAGCATTAAAAGATGACATACAGAGATATGTCAATGATCTTGGGAAAACGAACCCTCCTAAAATCCTCATCTTCTTAGATAAAATTCAAGTAGAAGACATGGTCGCTTTATATAAGGCTTGCGATTGCTTTGTATTGCCAAGCAAAGGCGAAGGATTAGGATTACCTATCTTAGAAGCTATGGCTTGTGGTAAACCTATTATAGCAACAGACTGGAGCGCGTTATCTGAGTTACCGTTTGAAGGTATAAGGATACCAGCAACGGAAGAAGTCATTGATAATATTGAATTTATTAAGAAATGCCCTCATGCATTGAATCATAAGTGGGCTAAGATTGATAATAAGGATATAAGAAAAGCATTAAGAGAAGCGTTTACTAATCAAGAAGAATACAAAACAATGGGTGAGCACAATGCCAAAATAGCTAAAGATTTACATTGGCATAATGCAGCATTGGAAATGATGAGAGTTATTGGAGGTGCAGAATGCACACAATAAGACCATGTAAAGTAATGCTTGTTCTTTCCAAGACGCTTGGTGATGTTGTTTTAATCCATAACTTAATAGATGGAATACATAAAGAATACAAAGACCCTGAAATAGATATCTTTGTAGATGAGAAATATAAAGATATTATTGTTGGGAACCCAAAGATGTCCGTAGTTTATTGTATGAAAAGTTGGTTAAATAATTGGGCTAAGATATTAGAAAGAACATTTGAATACGATGTTGTATTAATTCCACAACAGCTTCATATGGAAGATAATGTTTGGCATCAACTAGACCACTTAAGACATCAGCACTTAGTTGACTTCTATTTAGATCGATGTCGCTTACCAAAAAGAACAAAAGAAGATAAGCTTCAAATATTTCCTTTACAAGATGATATTGATGCGGTTGATAAGTTAGATATTAAAGAACCATATATCGTAATGCACAATACATCATTAGTTCCTAGTAAAGACTGGAGTTATTTTAATGAGTTGGCTTTATCAATGATTCACGAGGGAGTTAACGTAGTCCAAGTAGGTGCTGATACAGATACAACGATAGATAAGGCTTTAGACTTAAGAAGTAAGCTATCGTTTAAACAAATAGCTGTGTTATGTAGTAAGTCCAAGTGTTTTGTTGGCTTAGATAGCGGTTTAAGCTATGTTTCAGCCGCTTCTGGAGCAAAGACCATAGTTATCCAAGGTGCGACTGTTCCAGAGACCTCAGGACCATTTGGAGAGAACGTTATTAATATAGTAAGTGAAACAAGAGAAGAATGTAAAGATAAAAGGTGTCATGGGAATTGTAAGTTCAATGACAAATGTATAAACCGAATATCAATCATTGATGTTCTTGCGGAGGTTAAAAAATGTTAAAGAGAAAAACAATTGATTTAAATATAGAAAAAGAGTTTCTAGCTAATGCTAGTAAGAACACCGAATCTTTAAAGAAGACATTGAATCTTATTAAAGACGGTAGCTTGTTTTTTGTTGGGCAGTATAGTGACAAAAGAAAAAGAAGAGCAGTAGACTTCTTAACACAAGCATTAAAGGAGAAAAATGAAAGTACTATTCATAACAAGGCCGTATCTGATAGACCCGCTAGGACTAGCACTACTAAGCGCGTCTCTTAAGAAAGCTGGACATGAAACATTTCTAGAATTGAATGAAGATGGAAAAGATTTCGCTCTTTTGAATAAAGTAATTAAAATACAGCCAGATATATTAGCGTATAGCGTATATACTGGTGCTCATGATTATTATGTAAAGTTGAACAAAATGATAAGAGAAAAAACAGGATTAAAAGCAGTAAGCGTATTCGGCGGACCACATTGCACATACTTTGAGGACATTAAAGACAATGAATATGTAGATGTTGTCATGCAGGGAGAATGCGACTTAACTTTTCCTCAGCTATTAGAAGACTTAGATACTTATAAGTTTCCAGTAGTCATCAAGGCTGACATGAATCCTCAAGACTTAGATGCTTTACCATTACCGGATAGGTCTTTGATATATAAGTTTGAAAGAAATAGAAACAATCCTATCAAGAATATAATGACTAGCAGGGGATGTCCTTTTGCTTGTCCGTATTGCTATAACAGCGTCTACAATAAGATGTTTTGTGGTAAGACTGTTAGATACCGAAACATTGATAGCGTTATAGAAGAAGGACGAAAGATTAAAGAAGATTATCCTGCCACGGAATATATCTTTTTTGAAGACGATGAGTTTATCGCTATCAAAGACAGAGTATTAGAGTTTAGTAAAAAATGGAAAGAGATTGTTGACTTACCATTCCATGTTCAGATACGTATTGATATGTTGACAGAAGAAAAGCTTAAAGCATTAGTAGACGCTGGATGCACAAGTGTTACATTTGCTATCGAGACCGGAAACGAAGATAGACGAAAGAATGTTTTGAATAGAAACATAAGTGATAAGAAGATTTTAGATGGTGCAGCATTATTACGTAAATACAACATACCATTTAGAACAGAGAACATGCTAGCTACTCCTCAAGAGAGCTTAGCTAATGCGTTAGAGACATTAGACATAAATATTAAATGTAAGCCAATGATAGGATGGGCTTCATTGTTTCAACCTTATCCAAAGACTCCAATGGGAGAATGGGCAAAAGAGTTAGGCTTATTTTCTGGAAAACTAGAAGATATTCCAGCAACGTTCTTTGAAGAGACTATTATAAAGATGGATAAGAAATTAAAAAGACAGTTTGAAAACTTGCAGAGACTTTTCGGTTTAGTTTGTAGCTTTCCAATATTAAGAATATTCGTGCCACTATTAATAAGATTGCCACAAAATAAACTTTATGATTATATATATACATCATGGAAAAACAATCAATACAATAAACTCTACAAGGTAGGTTAATATGACACAAGTTAAGTACGTCAATAAAGAAGATATGCATAAACATAAAGACACTGATGGCGTCAAGGTGTTTCCAGATGAGTTTATTAGACGTAGATGGTCGCAGAAAGATGTAATAAATTTCTTGGTAAAAGAGCTTGACAAAGAGGAGAGCTGGATTACTAAGAAGATAAAGAAGATAATTAAAGACACAACTAAAAGGAGGTACAATTAATGTCAGCATCGATTGTAGCATTAGGACACGTTGGTATCAGGAAAGAGGAAAGCTTCGCATCCGGTGGAGACCCTACTGATTATCAGCCAATTTTTAGCGAAGATATCAGAATGGAAAAGCATTATGATTATTCAGATAGAATCATGAATACTTCGCAGCAAGTAGGAGGACGATTATTAAATGTTGGGATTACTGGTTCAATTACATTTCCAATCAGCCCAGACGGACCAGAGATGTGGTGGAATTGTGGTTTAGGACAAACCTCATCTGTTTATTCAGAAGAACGACCTTTAGATAGCATGGTTATTACTTTGGATAGAGAAGCAGGAGATATCTATACAAGTGGAGATATGATTTCTAGCTTAGAGATTTCTTCGGCTGCAGGAGCGCCTTTACAATGCGTTGCAAGCATTGAAGGAAAAGGATACTCAGATTATACTGCAAGCACACCATCTTATACAAGTGGTGATGATGGATTTTTACATAATGAAGGCAAGTTTTATGTTGCTGGTGCAGAGATTTTAAATGTAATGACATTTTCAGTCTCAATCAACAACAATCTTGTTACTGATTTATATACAAATCAAAAAGAAAGACGAGATATTCCTGCAACCAAATGTATGGTAACGGGAAACATGACTTTATTATTTGAAGATACAACTCAAAGAAATAGATTCATGACAGAGGAAAGTGTTAAGTTGGAAGCGATTTACGCAAGAGGCGCAAACTCGTTTACAGTAACCTTAGACAAGGTTCGCTTTGATGATGATTCTCAACCGCTATCTGGTCAGACAGATTATATTGCTGAAACAATTAATTTCACAGCATATGTAGATGACCCTAGTACAGAAGAATCAATTCAAATAACCGTAGTCTAAATAAGATGGAGGTGCAACGATGTTGCAATTAGTTAACACAAAAGAAACGTATGAAGTTCCTTACGTAGTTGACGGGAAAGAACAAGCAGTATTTGTTCTAAGAAAATTAAGTATGCGTGAAGTAAATACTATCGATGATAAGATTGCTGTTATGAAGAATGATAGCGTCGAGTTCTTAGGTGGTACGTCTTCTAGAATGAAAATCAATTACGGGTTAGTTGATTGGAAAGGCATACAATTAGATGGTAAAGACGTTCCTTGCACGGAAGCAAATAAGGAATTAATCCCATCTAGCGTTAGTCAGTTTCTAGTAAATAAGATTAACGAAGATAATGGTCTTAAGGCTACTGACAAGTCGGAGACAAACGAAAAAAACTAACAAGGGCTGTGGAGCTTTTGTTGACTGGCGCTTCGCTTAAAACAGTGGCAGAGGTTTTAAAGCTCGAAAGACTTCCACAGCCTTTGATGACTTATTTGTTTTGTTGTCCTTCGTTAGACGGACAGTTGAGATGCCTTCCGAAGCTGGGAGGCTATCTGGACCAAGATTATTGGGATATATTGTGTTTTAACATTATAGAACAAAGGATCAGAATGTATCAACATAGACAAATGCTTAAGAGTAAATCAAGGAAGAAAAAATGAACGAACAAGTATTAGAAGTAGTTATTAGAGCTAAGAATATGATGGGTCCAGCTATGGCTTCGGCTAGAGCCAGTATGAATAAATTCTCAAGTCAGAGTAGGAAAGCTTTTACTAATATAAGACAATTTTCTAGGAGAGCAACTGATGCGATGAGGAGACATTGGATGAAATTTGCCGCTGTTGCTCTTATTGCTGTTCTTGCTATAAAAAAAATAGGAAGCGCTTTAATAAAAACAGCTAGTACAGTTGAAGATATGAAAACAAGATTAACTGTTTTGCTTAAAAGTGTTGTCAAAGGTAATCAGGTCTTTAAAGATATGGCAGATTTAGCAGGTAGAGTTCCAAAGACTTATGAAGAGATTATGGGAGCTGCAACAGAATTAGCTGGTGTTGTTTCTGGTGGTACAGAAGAGATTAAAAAATTAATGCCTATCATCGTTGATTTATCTGCTGGTACTGGAATAGCGGTTAGAGATGTTAACTCTCAGATGATTAAGATGTATTCGGCTGGAGCTTCTGCGGCTGATATGTTTAGAGATAGAGGTGTTTTAGCTGCGTTAGGATTTAAAGCTGGAGTATCCTATACCAACAAACAAACAATGGATACTATCTTAAAACAGTTTGATAATATGTCAGCGAAGTATGCTGGAGCTGCAAAGAAGTTAGCTAAGACTTGGACTGGTATGACTTCCATGATGAAAGATGCTTGGTTTAATTTTAAGAAAGATATTGGCGAAGATTTCTTTAGTGACTTGAAGATGGACATGAGAGCGATATTGTTTATTATAAAAGAAAGTAAAGACAAGACTGGAGAATATGCAAAAGTAGTTAAAGACTTAAAGAAGTTTTTTAAAGATGCTTACGCTAATTTAAAAGATTTTGGAAAAGCTGGAATAGTAACAATAGGACAATTGATTAATTTGTTTACTGGGTTAAGACTTGTATTAGCGTATGTTAATAGCGGAGTTCTTCAACTTGGCATTACACTTAGTCAAACAGCCGGAATTTTTGTTCCGCTTCTATATTCATCTAAAAAGTTTATAGATACAATTAAAACAATGAAAATTGCATTGGGTGAAACTAGGGGAGAATTTGAAAAATTAGAAAAAGCAGCTATTGTAGATTGGGAGAAAAAAGCAGAGGAAGGTATGGCTAGATTCGAAGAAGTATTGGAAAGGGGAATAAATGCGACAGAAATGGAAGATAAAATGGATAAATTATTTGAAGGTGTTAGAAATCCATTTATACGCTCACAAAAAGAATTAACAGAAGAACAAATTAAAGCAGAACAAGAAAGATGGGATATATTAAAAAAAGCACAAAAGAAAATAAAATCTTTAAGAGAAGGAGATTCTGCGGTTCAATTAGATGAATTGGATAAGCAAGTAGAAATCTGGAGAGAAAAGTTTGGGCCGGAAGGCGAAGGATTAAGTATAATATCAAATTATTATGATTTGGTAAAAGAAGAAATTACTGGCGCTAAAAAGGCAGCAATGGAAGCCGAACAAGAAAAGGTTGATATGTTGAAAGATGTTTCTACTAAGATTCAATCGTTAACAATGACAGAGACTGCCTTCAAATTAGCTGAGCTAGACAAAGAAGTTGCTGGGCTTAGAGATAAATTTGGCTTAGACGGAGAAGCATTAAAAATAATACAACAATATTATGATTTGGTAAAGAAAGAAATCATAGACTCTACTGCAAAAACAAAAGAAGCTTGGAGCGGGATCGCAGACATTGTGAAAGGAACAGCTAGCTTGATGGCATCTTCTTTATCGCGAGGATTCTTTGACGTAGTAACAAATGATACTAAAGATTTAAAAGAAGTATTCGTAGATTTCTCTAAAGACGTTCTAAAGATGATTACAGATGTTATTGCTAAGATAATGGTAATGAAAGCACTTATGTTTATGGCTGGAGGTGCTGACGGTTCTATATTGGGCGTTCCGCTAAAGATGATTATGCATGAAGGCGGAATGGTAAAGAAGTATCATACCGGTGGAAAGATGCGAGCCGCTAATGGAATGAAGCTGCAAAGCGACGAAGTTCCTATTATCGCCCAAACTGGAGAGAGAGTATTATCAAGAGGACAGAACGCTGCATATGAAAGAAACAATATGGGCAATGGAACTCCTATTGGCAGAGGAGAACAGCAACCATTGATTGGACCGTTTGTTATTAAAGCTTGGGATGCTCAAGATGTTTATAGGAATAAAGACATGTTGGTTAGCGCTGTAACGCAAGAGTTCTTAAAGAACGGCGCAATCAGAGGAATAATTAAACAAAACTTATAGAGGTAGAATATGAGCGATTTTGCATGGACACCTGATGGAGTATCAAAAGAACAAGTCAAGTATAATACTTTAGTCTCTGACTTCGAAAACGGAGTAGAGCAAAGAAGACAGAAATGGGAATCTCCAATAAGAACATTTGAACTTAAATTCAGAGCAAGGACGCAGGCTGAATATACCGCAGTTAAAGCATTCTTTGTTACTAAGAAAGGACAAGTCTCTTCGTTTACTTGGACTAATCCTATTGACTCAACTGAATATACTGTTCGATTTAGTACAGATGTATTCGACGGAGACCTAATTGCATTTGAATTATATGACTTTGATATAACTTTTATAGAGGTTAAGTAATGCCAAGAACAACTAATGCTGAATTTAAGGACCAGAAGAACTCAGCAACTAATCAGCCTATATATTTATATACAATAGAAGACTATGATGGTGCTAGCAATGATTTATATTTTGCAGAATACGACACAGACATAGTTTATGACGGAGTAACATATACAAAGTTTCCAATATCTCATGAAACTATATCAGGTAACACGAAAGGAAATATTGATACTGTTGTAGTAAGTGTTTCTAATATAAGCAGATTAATAGAATCATATTTAGAGGATTATGATTTAAGAGGGAAGAAAGTTACAATAAAAACCGTATGGGCAAATAAATTAGCCGATGCGTCTGCTTATATGGACGATATATTTTATATTGATAAATATACAGCTAATCAGAATGCAGTCAGTTTTACATTAACAAGTAAGTTTGACTTGCTTAGTGTTCAAATACCATCAAGAAAATATTCAAGAAATTATTGTTCGTGGGTTTTCAAATCAACAGAATGCGGATATGCAGGAGGAGAAACAACATGCAGCAAAACGAAACAGCGATGCAAGGTACTAGCGAATTACACTCGGTTCGGAGGATTTCCATCCATACCGACAGGGCGCATATATGTGAGATAGTCGAAAGTCTTATTAAAAAATACCTAGGTATTCCATACAAAATTATGGGCAGAGATATGAACGGGTTAGACTGTTACGGGCTCATAATGAGCATTTATAAAGATTTAGGATATGACTTATTTGATATTAGCCAGAATTATAGTGCAGGTTGGTCGGCAGAGGGTAAGAACTTCTTTTATGAGAATTATTATAAAGAATGGGATATTGTTAAAGAGCCTGAGCCATTTGATGTTGCGCTATTTCATAACGGAATGGGTGTAGCAAATCATGGCGGAATTGTTTTGACAAACGGAAGATTAATCCAAACAGGTCAAGCCGGAACGACTGTTGTTAAATTAGATAATATAAATATTAAAAGTAGGATTGAAGGATTTTATAGATTAAGGAAGCGCAATGATAATTATTAAGCTGGTGCCGAACTTTGCTAAATATGCTGGACGAGAAAAGTGGGAGTTTCCATATAAAAACGGAAAGACTGTCAATGAGTATATTAATGGCATTGGTAAAGAATTAGATAACCCTAAAATTATTGTAAGCGGTAAAGAAATAAAAGACCTTTCATTCATACCCGACGATGGTGATGAGATAATTATTACGAATATTATTGGCGAACCTATTACTTTTACGTTCTTTTCTTATACCATAACTGTATTCTTTTTTACAGCCGAAGCAATAACTTTAGCTGTTATAATAGCTGCATTCGCTATCTATAGTTATGCTACCAGACCAAAAGCACCAGATACAAATCTAGGTGGTTCAGGGATGGATGAGGGAAGCGCAACCTACGGATGGGAAGGCGCTAGAATAACCCAAGACGTTGGAACTCCTGTTGGTGTTATTTATGGCGAACATCGAGTAGCTGGAAACATTATCAATCAATTTATATGGACAGATGGCGACAAGAATTATCTAAATATTTTAATAGCTTTATGTGAAGGTGAAATAGAAAGCATTTCGGAGATTAAGGCTAATGATAATCCTGTTGCTAATTTTGATGGCATAACCCAATATACCAGAATGGGAACAAACTCTCAAACGCTTATTGAGAATTTCGAAGATTTACATAATGTTTATACAGTATCGGCTACCCTCGCAAAGGATAACGCATATACTTATACAACGGTTGATAGCGATGTAGAAGCTTTTGAATTAAAGTTATATTTTCCAAATGGATTATATCAACAAAGTGCAAGCTCCGGTTCTACAAACGCATGGGCTATTACTTATAATGTTCAATATAAATTACATGCTGACCCAACATATACAGACTTAGGAGATACAACAGTAAGTATTAAATCAAGAACAGCGCTTAGAAGAGTATTCAGAAAAGAAGGATTAACAGCCGGACAGTACGATATTAAAATAACAAAGACTAGCGATGATAGTGACTTTTATCATACAGGAGATTTAATTTTATCTGAAGTAGACGAAATGCAAACAGATGATTTGATATATCCGAATACAGCATTATTAGGATTGAAGTTATTAGCTACTGACCAATTATCTGGGTCAACTCCAAATATAACTAGCTTAGTCAAAGGGGAGAAAGTTAATATTCCAAATATTAAAACTGTTGGTGGAACAGATGTCGATTGGGACGATTATTATTGGAATGACACTAACGAGAAGTGGAAGCTATTATCCGATGATACAGAACTTGCTTGGGATGGAACAACATATGTAGATGCTTATTCAGCAAATCCTGTTTGGTGTTTTAGAGATTTATTAGTAAATGATAGATATGGATTAGGACAATTTGTTAGCACAACCAATTTAGATGCTGCTCAATTATTAGAAATGGCTAAATATTGCGAAGAAAGATTAGAAGATGGTGCTGGTAGTTATGAGAAGAGATTTAGAATGGATGTTGTTATAGATAGTAATACAAGGGCAATAGATACCTTGCTACAGTTAAGCGCTGTATTTAATGCCATGCCTTTATATTCTGGTGGAGCGCTTGGAGTAGTTATTGATAAGCCAACGTCATCTACTCAATTATTTGGTATGGGTAATATTATAAAAGATACATTTAACCAATCTTGGAAATCAATAAAAGAGATTCCAAATGTTATTGAAGTTCAGTTTTGTGATAAAGACAAGGACTATAAGATGGAAACAGTTGCTTATACTGACGATGCGGCTTTAGCAGCAGGAGACCCAGTCAGAAAGCAACAACTTAGATTATTCACAACGAAGACTAGCTATGCCATTAGAGCTGCACGTTATGCTATGAAGATTGCGAAGTATGTCAATAGGTCTATATCTTTTAAAGCAGGCATAGAAGCTATTGCTTGCCAAGCCGGAGACGTTATTAGCATGAGTCATGATATTCCACAATGGGGCTTCTCTGGTAAGGTACAAGCAAGCTCTACAACTACATTAGTTAAACTAGATAGAACAGTTACAATTGTCGGCGGAACGACATATAAGATTCAAGTTAGATTCGCAGATGATACCATAGAAGAAAGAACAATTACAGATGGAGCTGGAGATTATACAGAAGTTAATGTCTCAGTTGCTTTTAGTAACGCTCCAGAAGCATATGATAATTATGCGTTTGGTGAAAGTACAAAAGTTGTAAAAGACTTTAGAGTTGTAAGCATAAAGAAAGAAGGCAAAGACGAGGTATCTGTCATAGCAGCTGAATACAATACAAGTGTTTATGATGATACCGATGTAACAATTCCAACAAACAACTATTCTGCTTTGTTAAGAACAGTGCCTCCGGTAGAAAACCTTTCATTAACGGAAAGACTTGTTA